AAATACCTTAATCATCGCTCTTTGTTAGCTCATCGTAGTTATTGTTAGTAGTTGTTTCAAAGTTAATCAGATAAGCTAGTACGTTTAGTTGTCCTTTACGTACATACAAATCGTTCTCATCTTTGGTTGCTTCTACGCTGTTAATTACGAGAGCGTTTTGCTTTAGTTCTTCGATTAACTGCTTCCAACCGGGGTTGTTAAACAGGTCAAAGTACTTGTTATAATACTGTTCTGTTTCTTGATCTATTGAGGCCATGTGGTTATCTCTATAACTCCTATTATACCATATTTTAATAAATTTGTCAAGTTATTTTTTAGGTACTTTTTTCTTTTTCATTTTAGCTTTAGCTTTTGCGGCAGCTTTGTAACCTTCTTTAGTATAAGGGAAGTGTTTTTTACCTACTTTTGGCATAGTTATCTCCTTACCATTTAACTTTATCAGCCCAATAAGCTGCAGACATTTTACCTTTAGCTATGTTTTTAGCGTGTCTAGCTTTAAAAGAAGCACGTTTCTTTTTCATTCTGTCGCCTTCACCCGCTTTAGGTTTACCAGCAGTCTTGGCTCCTTGCTCACCAAACCGAATAGTTTTAACTTTGTCACCTTCTTTAGCCACAACTACGTGGGACTTTTTAGGGTGATTAGGCGTCCTCTTTGGTTTGTTGTACCCGCTTACTCCCGCTCTTGCTAGTCTTGGATCTTTCTTGCTCATTGACTTTGGCCTCCAAATGGTCCAGCTTGGCTTGGAGCAGTTCCAATTTGTCGAACTGGTCCTTGAACGCTTGGTTGATTTGGTCTAGAAACTTGGTCATTTCTACTTGTGTCATTAGCACGGGGTGTTGCTCCTTTTACTTTTTGATTTTCTAGGTTACGTTCTTTTAACGCTACTTCAGCTACTTTAAGACGGCGCTCAAACTCTTTATCGTCTGCGTCACCTTCTCTAAGGTTTCTAGTAATTGCTTCAATACGTTCAATTTCTAATTCTTCAGGAGCAAGTTGAGTTTCCATAGCGTACTTAGCCGCTCTAGCTTGCGACTCAGCAGCTTGTGCAGTCAACGCAGCAGTTTGACTTTGCTGGAACTCAAGCTGTGCTTGTTGAGCCATCTGTGCCATTTGTTGTGCTTGTGGATTAGGTTGTGAAGCTTGTTGCATAGTTGCAATAAGTTCTTCACGATTACTAAGGTTCATGTTGTCAATAATGCTCTGGATTAGCACAGGGTACAGTGGGCTGTCTTGCTTCATAGTTTGCAAGAGTTGTACTAACTGTGTGACCTCGTACTCACGAGCAATAATACCCAGAGTACTTGTAGCATTAAACTTGTAGTCAGCTACGGGATAGTTATCAGGGTCAAACTGCATATATCGATGTGCAGCTTTGGTTACAAAAGGAAGTAAGAAAGACTGTTGGAAGTTTATGAGAGTACGCTTATGACGCTTAATAATAGCACCAAGAGACATACTAATACCAGCAGCGGTTGCTTCGCCATTGACTTGCCCTGCAATGCCTGCGGAATCCACGGCTCCAGTTGCTTGTTGCACCATTTGTTGAAGGCTAGCAGCTTGTGCAAAAGTGATTTGCCCCACTTGCCCAAAGTTGAAAGGTTGAAGTACTTCACGGGGATCTCCATTAGTTAGTATCATTTTGCCGGGGCGAACTTCTGGTTTAGCACCACGAGGTAATCTCGTTGCATCAATCGCCATCATAGGATGAATAGTAAGTGACAGTGCGTCAATACGTGCACGAAGCTCTGTATCAAGCGCCTTTTGGCTGTTGTAGCCTTTCTCACACACGCCTCTGCCCCAGAAACGTCCGGGTACTACGTCCCAAGGAAACGCAACAATAGGACGATCTTTCATCATGTACGGGTTAGCTTCTGCTTTAAGCAACGTACCACCGTTAGCAATAACTACAATAGCCTCAACGTACTTAGAGTTTTCTTCTACTTCTACATCTTCAGACTCAAGTAGTTCTTTTGGTACTAGTCCGTAGTATTTAGTTAAGCGTACTTTATCGTCGTTGTATAATGTTAAGTCTTGGTCAGGCTCTAGATCGCTGTCAGGTGCGGCAGACTCTATAAACGCTTCTCTGTACACTCCTTGTTCTTGTAGCATTTCTACACTATGCTTAGAAACAAACTCGTCTACAGCAACGCCCATAGCATCTTCAACGGATGTAGCTACAGGATCAATAAGAAAGTTTTGAGGTAGTACAGGTTTTAGTTTTACTACTACACGATCAGTAATATTTACACCAATAGCTTGCAGTTGACCATCCATAACAGGTTGTGTAGCTGGAGCCATTTCTTTTATTTCTTCCAGCGTTATTTCACCAATGCCTGTTCCAAATACAGCAGCGTTAATAAGACACTCAGCTACAGCTTTTCGTACTTTGCAAGACTCAAAGTCTTCTGTTAGTTTTTTTCGTAAATACAGAATGTCTTGTCGTTCTTGGTCGTTATTGTCATCAGTAATATCAAACCATTTACCACGACCAAACGTCGCTTCTTCTAGTTCTGCTACGTTAGACTCTACAGCTTGCTGGAGTGCAGGAGAAATAATACGTGATCGTTCTGATGCTCGTTCTGAATCAGCAGGATCCCACTGTCCTCGCCACAGCCTGTAGTATTCTTCAAACCGTTGTTCGTAGTTTGACTCATAGTGGTCACGCCAGTTTTCACACTTGGTCATTACCCACTCTTCCAGAGACTCCTCCATCATTAAAGGATCTGGGCTAAATAGTTCTTCTGCCATATTAGTATCCTGCTATTACATCTAATATTTGATGATCGTCAATTTCAAAGTCATAATGATATGCAACTTTAGCTAGTTGATCTATGTACGCTAGTGCATCAACTAAATCATCATGAGTAAGAGGATCTGGAAACTGAAACAGTTGATCTAAAAATTTATTGTTCCACGCTCCTTTGTTTAATGTTATTTGAGCGTTTTCAAATCTTCCTTGTAATGCGTACATTACTCTATCAGTTTTTTTCTTGTTACCGTGAGACAGTTCTTCTACTCTAAAAAACCTTCCGTATTGTTTCATAAGGTTTGTTAAAGGACTCATTATTGCTTGTCGCAAGACTCCTTTTTCAATACCAACGCTAACGGGTTTGTAGTCTCTAACGGCCTGAAATATCTTGGTGGCAGTCTCATCAAAGCTCCACCGCCCATGTATAATGTTATCAACGTACCAACCACTAGGACCAGCTTTAACAACAACGATTGCGGTTTCATCAAGTTTAGTGTTCTTTGTTCGTTTCTTGTTTACTTCTTCAAAACCAGCCAAGTCAATAGCTATGTAGTAGTCACCGTCTTCTGGTTCTTCTCCAAACTTAATCCAATCTTCTTTGAACATCTCTGAGCCTCTGGCTTCAAACGAGGCCATGAACTCTTGTCTGAAGGCGTAACTCGACATTGATTTCTTTGCCATGTCGATTTCGTTTGGGTCCAAGATTGGATTGTCGTAGCTGGTGAAATGCCAGCCCCTGTAAGTCTCATCGTCACCTAGCTCTGCGTGTTTAAACAATTCGTAAAAATGATTTCTGCCCATAGGCGTACCTATGAACATTGCTGATCCTTTTTGGTCAGCTAGTGCTGGACGGAGTATTTGTTCCCAGACTTCAGGTTTCATGTCTGCGTACTCGTCCATCACGAGAAACTTCAAGGACACACCACGCATTGTCTCTGGCCTGTCGGCTCCCTTGAGAGTAATCGTGGCCCCGTTGACCAGCCTGATCTGGAGATTGTTGATGTGACTTCCAGATATAACAGGGTGTCCTAGCTCCAACAGGGTCTGCCACATGATGTCACGGGCTTGTCCCTGCGTGGGCGCAACGTAAAAAACGTGTCCTTTGTCGGACTGTAGAGCGTTAATAATCAACATCCAAGCAGCTAGGCGAGACTTCCCTGTCCTTCGCCCAGCGGCTACTACTTTGAACCTAGTAGGATCAGAGTATACTTCCTGCTGCCACGGCAACAGCTGTACGTTTAAGTCTGTCAATCTTTACAAGCTCGTTCCCATAGTTGATCGTCAAAGGTGTAGCCGTTGGTGTACGGTACGTAAACTTCACACCACTCATCAGAACCGGGTTCCATACCATCAGTTTCAGAAGGAACAAAGTCACGCTTTTTGTTTGCGTCTACTGGTTTAAAATAAACACCACCTTTTTTGTAAGTAGTTTTAGAGTAAACGTTGTGTGTTGTTACAAAGATGTGTTCGTTGTCTTCTAACGTATAAGTAGAACCGTCATCGTAGTTAATTACGGTTTGGCTAAAAGACAAAGATGAGAAAAGAAACAAAAAGGCTGCAAGATATTTCATTAAGTTACGCTCCGTTAAAGTTTACAAATACTGCTGGTTGTTCCAACAAGTCAAAGGTTACAACAAACTCCATGTCTCCAGCAGATGTAGTGTACGCTTTGATAGCGTCACCAGCCTGAAGAACAAATACAGCAGACCCGTCTAACAAAACGTAGTCCTTAGCTGATACGTTACCACCACCTA